CTGGATTATAAACAGTAGTGCCTTCTGCCTTTAATTTTGCATGAGCCTTTGCATGAGCCTTTGCTTGCCAATCTGGATCATAAAAATAATCACCTTTTTCCTTTCGAATTGCTTGTGTTTTTTTACCATTCTCACTTGATTGATTTGGATAAAGTTCCTGGCATCTTTTACCACCAATTTGGCCACCTTTTTTGCCACCTTCAGCACACTGTTCAATCGTGTGCGGAAAAGTCCACCAATGCTTATTATATCCATCAGGATATCCTCCAAAAGACAGGATCAATTGGGACTCTATCAATTTTAATTCTTCCCAGTCTTTACTTTTTTCACCAGGAATAGTGTAGATGATTTCCTTCGTGAAATTCTCTTTGCCAAATTGGTTGATGGCATTTTTGATCAATCTGCCACTGCCAAAATAATCTGGATTATTCCTCAACTCTGCACCAACATATTTCTTTTTGTTTATCCTGTTGGTGATTAGATAGATATTCATCAGATCATCCTTTCTCCTTTTCTAATCTTGTCGTCATATGTAATGCCAATAAACTGACAAAATACATACGCATTATACGTCGGTGCAATGGATCCACATACATTTCCATAGCCTTTTTAACGGCCTTTTCAGAAGCAATAATATCCTGCCATCCTACCATTCCTAAAGCACCTCTTGCTTTTATTTTACCTAACATTTTCCTCCTTCCTAAACCAAGCCATAATATTCCCATCACCATTTATATTATCCTTAGCTATGTGTATCGTTTTCCAGCCCAACGATATAAAATCATCAGGCTGACAATATATCAAATGCTCCTCGTATGGATTGCCTTGATAATCTCCTTGGACATATTCTCCTAATGGGCAACCTATGACAGCAATCTCTTTAGATGCAACAACCATACTATCTAGAACCTTTTTCAGATCTTCTTTTGGAACATGCTCTGGGCCATGCCAGAACATTACAACGTCGTACTCTTCTTTAGCACTTAACTCCCTGACGTCACCTTCTATTATCTCTCTCAATGGCTCACCGTTTGCAGCATTCCATTCTCTAATAAATTCCACATTGGGTGGCCATACTTCCAAGATGTCTACCTTATAACCGGCCTTTAAAAATCTCCTAACATGATTCATTCTGACACTTTTCTTACCATCGCCTGGTCTTGCCCCAATATACAGCAGTGTTTTAAACTTTAAAAGATCTGGCACAAAGTGGAGCAAATAAGCAAAGTCTTGTTTCATATTATTTATCCTTCATTTTTATTTTGACTCGTCTAGTCTTATCCCAATACATCTGCCAAAAATCTGCTGGTGTAAAACCAAACATCAGCCCTATGCTAAGCCAGAATTTGAAAATATCAATCCACTCTTCTAACGCAGCAAACCTATCAACTTTAATATCAGTTTTATCCAAATCCTGAATCTTCCAATTGATTGTATTCAATAGACTATCAACCTCACTCATAAGGTGGAGAAGATAATCCTTAACAACTCCTTGCACATAAGAAATGTCAGGAGAATATTGAACGAACTTTCTATTGAAAGATTTTTGGTCACTCCAAATGTCCTCAATCATATACTTGTTTAAGCAACGACCTATAACATTATGAATCATGATATCAGGATTCCATTCAGCATACCGGCCTAAAAACATAATGTCTGGTGGTGGCACATTACTATAATCCCTAGACAATCTTGCTCCCTTTATTTCTTCTGCCTTTCCAAATTTTACAGAGCCTTCAATAAACACTTCATCACCATAAGCCTCTTTCCATCTACCAACTCTATCAAATGGATATTTCTTTTCTGGGAAATAGCAAATCACCTTCTCTTCTAATTCTGGATATCCCATACCTATCCAACCAGCATAAGACATTGTCTGAAGAAAAAGCGAACTGCTATAAAATACTTTATTCTCTGCATATTTTCCTTCATATATCTTCCAAAAAGCAGGAGCAGGAATCGTGCTAACCAAATGACTAAAAGGCATTGTCTGACCATTACCAAGATTCACAAAACCATCTTGAATAGTGACAACTTTTGCATCTATAATCTGCCTTTTTTCAATCTTCTTATTCAGAACTTCAACAATATCATCTAACCTAAGAAAATATGTCGCCAAAGATGCTGAGTTCAAATATGGTTTCGCCAATGCTGATTCTTGTGGGAACAAAGATGAAGGTGATTCTAATCCCACTAATTTTTTGCGCAAAAATAATTCCATCACCTCACCTTCTGGCATGGCTCTTTTAAATACATTCTTGAAATAATGACCCATCTGAATATCTTCTGGGATGCCCAGTTCTTTTTGCCCTATGTCATATAAGAATTGATCTGCCCATGGGCTCCTGTGCAAAAAAGCACAGCGCAGAAAATCCTTTTTCTCAATCTGACTTTCACCACCAGGTGCTATACGAATATATTCAGGATTGTAAAGCGCAAATATCTTAGCGCTGATTCCATTTCCTAAAATAATTTTATTCATTTTCAATTTCTCCTTATCTCTTTCCATTTCTAATTAAATTTGCTCATCAAAACTTCTTGCCTCCTCTGCCAAACTATCTAAAAACTTTTCATACTTTTTCCATTGAGTTTTAAAAATCAATACACCTTCATGCTTCTTACTTGGTGATACTGACACAACTTCCATTCCGCATTTTTTGTTAATATAATCAACATCTTTTTCAACTCTGTCTTTATTGGTTTTCCAAACCATATGGCCACCTGGTGAATGGCGTGTCTTCCTAACTGGGAATGGAAGATAAGTATAAATAGGAACATAGGGATAAAGAACCTTTCTCATTCTCAACCAATAATCTAAGTCATCAGAATTGAAAATGTTCTCATCAAATTTTTCTAAGTTCCAATAGGATAATCTCAATCCATAAACAACAGGAGCAGCAATTGGCTTATAGAATAAATCACCACGATCCTTTGCTTTCTGCAACTCCTTATCATAAAAGGTATGACCTGAAAAAAACCCACCCATCCAAATGATATGGTCATTATCTTCCATAGCCTTCATAAACTCAGGCACTTTTTCTATTTTAAAAAACCCATCATCATCACTTTGCAATATAAACCTATTGCCTAAATTTTGAGCATACTCACAAAGTTTATTCCTGGCATGACTTGAACCTTTATCATTCTCAAGTCTCAAATAATTTACATTACGAAAATATGTTTCCATTACCGGCTTATACAACTCCCATTCTGAATCCTCTATAGAAATGCAATAATGAAACTGAGGATCGTAATGATAAGCAAACCATTTCAGCATAATATCTAATCGGGATTTTGTTGGGACTGCTATTGTAAAATTCATTTCTGCCTACAATGGTGGATCATTAAAAAGCTCCTCAGGAATCCTTTCACAATCTGTAATTCGTCCCTCGCAGTTTGTCTCAGGCTCCTTATATTCTTTCAACCCACGATTAGTAATTTCTATCTTGCATCTTTTGCAAATTTTGTTTGATCTCCAGAAACGACATGCTACAAATCCTAAAAAGTTTTCAATGAGAATCTGTAATTTTGGATCCATTATTATCACTCCTCAATTATTCATTGCTCCCATACCTTTTATCCCCCATTCTGGTTTTTCACATTTACATCTTTGCCAGTGCTTGTCACAAATCTTACAAAATTTAAACGTAACACGACCACCTTTAAGTGCATCATCTATTCTTTCATCTATATCCTCACAGACACATTTATCCAATTCTGCTCGGCACCTATTACACCACATTATTTCATCTGGTCCTTATTAAAGTCAGCATGATTAGCCTCTACAAACATACCATAGTAAATAATAAAAAAGCAAATACCATCTATGCAACTATCCCTGACACTTTCATGTTTAGGCTCTTTTCCTTCTAGACTCCTAAGCCTTAATACTTTGGACACAATTCTCTTCAAAGGATCATGAGCCATATTATTTATATCCAGCTTCATTATTTTGCAGATCTCAGTCACCTTTTCAAAATTGTCAAATGCTTTACCTATAGAATAGTCATCAGTTTTTGTACCCAGAATGTCATGAGCATCACTAAGCATATTTATAGCAAGGTGCATCAATGTTAATTTTGACATTTTGTTGTTCATTATTTTAGCCATTTATATCTCCCTTATTTGTGCCTGGTTTTTATAAAAATTCATTTTGACTTCCCAATTATCTTCTACACTACGACCACCAGCAGCATATATAACTAACTGTGGCTGATCTGCATCAGTCTCTTCTTTTGTTTGATTTAATGTCAAGATAACATCCGTATGGCGCATAATCTCCTGAGAATCCGCAGCATCATCTGTGCCAATCCTACCTTTCTTCTCATACTTAGATTTCACCCCACCTTTAGCTTGGTGTAATAACCAAATAGCAATATCTTTTCGTTGAGCTAAATTAATTATTTCTAAAGTGATCTGACCAAGCAGCAAATATCTACCACCAGCTGATCCTTCCCATCTTTGTGTCTTATCCAATGGTCGCATCAAACTTAAATAATCAATAATCAATAGTTTAGGCTCTATCCCTATAGCCTTTAATTTGTAAAGGTGTGACTCCAGCATGAATACTGAACTGCTATTGGCTGGGAAATGCTTTATAATCAACTGACCAACTCCTGGACGATTGAAAAAATCTTCATGGCATCTTTCAACTTCATCTCTTCTATTCATCAATTCATCTCTAGGTATTCCTGAGAACATAGCATCATAAGTCTCCTGTGTGGAATGCCTATTGGATTCAAAACTATAATGAACAACATCACAACCACCAGACTCTCTACCAATCAATGCACCTTTGGCAAAATTTGCAGCCACAGTTGTCTTACCTCTTTTTAATGGCCCCATTATAACACCAACTTCTTGTGGGCAAATTCCTCCATTTAAATGCCTATCTATATTTGCAAAGCCAGTCCTTATCCCACGGACACTCCTGTCAAATTTGCTTTCCCTGTCATCTAATCTTTGCTTTAACTTTTCAGAATCACCATAAATAAATGTACCCAAATCTTCCTCCGTTTCACCTATGTTGACAGCCGTACGAATTTGGCTGACAATACCTTCATAGTTCCTCTTTTTTAATTCTGTTTTCCCAGCATCCAATATAGCCTTCTTAACTCCTTGGAACCGTGCAAAATCTGCAACCTTATCTCTAACATAATCAAAATCACCTTTCTTACCTATATCAAAAACTTCAAGCATTGCATCTAAATATTCTTTTTCAGGCAATCTTTTATTCAAAGCGACAAGTGTCAATACCTCTTCTTGAAACTCATCCTTAGCTGGAGCCTTACCATATCCACGACCATCCTTCCCTTTCTTGTTTTTATAATCTAGAATTATTTTTGCAAAATCCTTTAATGCCTGACTATCAAAAAACTCAGGTTTCACCATTTCAATATTTGACATGAAAGCATCCTTGTCAAATAACAACATAGCAAATATTTTTTTCTGTATCTCAGCAGTAAAACTATATGTTTCAAACTCAGACATATTTTACTATCCTTTCATCATCTATAGTTTTTTTGAATTCAGCCTTTACTCTTACAGCCTCTTTCTTTTCATATTCATTTAATTTTTTATCAGCCACCATCCAGATCTCATCTAAATATTGAGACTTCCCACAAAGAGTAAATGGTGAAGTATAAATATAAATATCAGATATTGATCCTGATCGTACCATAATTTCTGTCTCATTAATTGCTGATTGCTCATCAAGCTTGTCAAATCTTAACAGTACTTTAAACCGGCTACACATTTCACCTGCTGAATCTTCAACAGCTTTCCTCACATCAATTGATAATGCAGAATATGAATCCTTTTCTATATCATTGCAATCTTTAAATCTTTTTATAGCATTATTAGAAATTAAATTAGCAAACGGCACAGCACTCAATCCTCTTGTTTTCAAAAATTCCATTTGCTGATCAAATTGTATCCTGATATATACTTCAGCTGTGACACCAAGATCTGAAATGATTGTAATTAGTTTTCTAGTTTGCTCCAATCTCTTTTCTCTTTTTGCAGGAGCCATTCTATTAGACAGAAAAAATCCTTCATGTCCTGACCATTTGAAAACTTCGTTGCTATAAATTGATGCTATCCTTTTACATGCAGCATCACTATATAAATCTGATTTTGTGAGTTGACTTTCTTCATCCCGATTGAATTTGGTGAAAAATCTTTTCTTAATCTCTACCATGTTCTTGGATTATAAAATTCTTTTTAACCAAAGTA